TGAGGGAACAATATTTGATATTTTCCAAACATGAGCAACAAGTTTAACTGTGTATTCACCTTGGTCAAATGTTGTAATATCTAATTCTAAAGTTTCTTCTCCACGGATTGGTAAACCATCAAGCACACCTGCACCATCTAATATAGATAGTACACCACTATAACTAGTAGTAAACATAGATTGAGATATTTCAAACCCTCCAACGAAGTTTGAAGTAATATCCCTACTAGATGATCCGTCATAAGAAGTAATGATGCACTTCGAAATTTCGTATGCTGATGGATTATGATCTGCCATATGTTATCTTCTAATTTTTCTTGAAAACTCTGATGTAATCAATGGTAGTACACCTTTATCAACTAAAAAGATTTCTCTTTTGTTTTCATTATCATATAGTTCTTGGTCGTACACTTTCCAAGCTCTCCACTCATTTGGAATGATTCTTTTAATAATAATTTTACGGCCTTGTTCAGTACGTAGAATTACTCTGTCTTCTTTGCGCAAATAAATTGTTTGGAATGATTCCGGCGCTAGTTTAATGATATCAACTGCCATTATGCTACCCTGTAATAATAGATAATGTTATCGCCATTATCTTCTCTTGTCCATTCTACTACTTCGTCTCCAACTCGTCCAGATTCCTCACCATACTTTTCGATGAGGTAATTGTTAAAGTCTGCTTCTGCCATAGGCCATTGAAGATATGGATCTATAATGTTGTTTGCCATGTACACTAACCAAGTGTAGTCAGTAGATCCATAATAATAGTTTGCTATATCCTCAGGCCTTTCTCCTTCCTTAACAGTAAATGGTAAGTAAAGAGATGGGTTATCTGCAAATATTGAAGTAAAACTATTTCTACGAGTAATGTCTTTAACATTATATCCCTCGTAATTAATTGTTGGAAAGTTTTCAAAATACTTCATTATCCAGCTCCTCCACTTGTAGCTTGGTCGCCACCTGTTATGGTGTTGGCTGGGTTAACATCAACGAGGGCAGTTGCCTCTGACGGTGATACACCTTCTGCGCCATAATCTTCAGCAGTCTGGATTTGCATCTCTTGCATTTGTAAAGAAATACTAACACCCTGCGGTTTACCACCTTTCATAATAGCAACTTGACCGCCAGCCGCGTAGTTTACAGTGAAGTTTTGAATCATAGATGGTTTGAATTGCATAAAGTGGTCTTTGTTTACACCAATTAAATAGGCTGAACAAATATGTGGATATCTTAAAAATGCACGTGCAATAGATGTAGCACCCGACCCAATGTCTTCTGTAACCGGCAATGCAAACCTTTTAAATGCGTTGACAATTTCTCTAATTCTTTCAGAATCATCTTGGTTGCTTGGATACAAATCCCAATCAAATTGGTGTTGCCTAAGTGAAACGCCTTCAAAATTGAGTGTTTCTCTTGGGTTAAGTGTTTGTCCTGTAGCTAAGTTAATACTAGGAGCAAGGGCATCACCAATTCCTAATGGCATTTTTCTTAATAAGTATTGAGAAATAGTTGCAGCATCATATGTACTAGTTTGTGCAATTCCTTGAGCAACACTGTTAATTGCAGCTCCAAGGCCTGCGCTATTTCCGCCGGCAGCCATTGCCTTTGCAATGTCAGCACCGCCTGATTGAAGTAATCCAGGAATATCGCTTAAAGTAGAATTACCACCTTTAGCAAAATTAGTAAGCGCGGTAGCTGCAGATTCCATAAGTGGATCTCTTTGCATATTGTTAACGATTAACCCTGTAGTATCTACTAATTGTTTTGGAAACGGCAGCTCAATAGTTTTTGTACTTCTTAAAGAAATACCAGATTGCCGAGAGGATACAGAGCTTGTACGAGATCCTGTTGTTTGTAATCTGTTAAACGTTCCATTTGAAAAATCTTCATATGCGTATCGTTTAAAAACAAGTAACATTGTATGCGGTTGAGGTTGGTCTGGAAACCTTAAAATGCCTGAACCGCTTGCAGATAATTCCTCTGATCTAAAGTATTCAGGTCTTGTTGTGCGTTGTCTACCGAACATTTGCTTACCATTGCCTTTGGGTTATAAATAGGTTATAAGACTATTTATAACAAATTATGGGGTGTCACTTGGCTTATAGTGGGAGGTTTAAACCAAAAAATCCACGAAAATACAAAGGAGACCCGACTAAGATTATTTATAGGTCTATGTGGGAGTTTAAATTCTTTAGGTATTTAGATACTCACCCTGATGTAGTTTGGTGGCAAAGTGAAGAAGTAATTGTTCCTTATTACTCGCCTGTAGATGGTAAACGGCATAGGTATTTTCCAGATGTCGTGGTGAATAGAAAAATTCCTAGTGGAGAAACTAAAACGCTGATGATAGAAATTAAACCTAAGCACCAAACCAAACCACCGGATCGTTCTAAAATGAAAACGGATAAGGGAAGAATATCTCGTAGGTATTTAAACGAGGTTAAAACTTGGGGTGTAAATGAAGCTAAGTGGAAAGCAGCTCGTGCATTTTGTGCAGGACGTGGCTGGGATTTTGACATATATACAGAGGACCAATTAGGAATTAAATAAATGGCTAAAATGTTTGATGATATATTACTTAAAGGTATTAGGGCCGGTCAAGTTCCAGGGCGTACTCAGGATGCGCGTCAATGGTATAGAGACCAGGCGAAAGCATTACCAAAGAAAAACCAAACCGATAGGTTAATACGTGAACTAAGAACAGACAGTAACAGACGACAAGATACTAGATTCTTATTAGGTAATATGTATTTGTTTGCTTATGATCCAAAGCATAAAGAAACATTACCATATTATGACCGATTTCCGTTAATATTTCCTATAAATAAAGCAAAGGGTGGTTTTCTTGGAATTAATTTACATTATTTACCTCCACCATTTAGAGCAAAATTAATGGATGAACTATATACTGTAATGAACAACAAAGCGTTTAATGATACAACAAGACTAACAGCAAATTATAAGATACTTAATAGTACTACTAAATTTAAGCATTTTAAACCTTGCATTAAACATTATTTAAACGCACAGGTGAGATCAAAACCAGCTTATATTAATCCAACTGAATGGGATGTGGCTTTGTTCTTACCAACACAAAAATTCGTCGGTGCGACAGCAACCCAAGTTTATGCCGACTCCAGGAAAATCATAAGAGGTATGTAATGCCATTTAGTATTAATGAATTTAAATCACAAATGGATTGGTTTGGTGGACCCGCAAAAGGTTCTCTATTCCAAGTTCAAATTACTGGTGCCAAAGCTACCTCAAGGGCCAGCGAAAGAGACATGTTATTCTTTTGTAAGAACGCAACCATTCCTGGCATGTTATTTAACAGCGTTGAAAACCAACAAGTAGGCCAAATGAGAAGAATGATGCCAACTGGGTTTCAATCAGAACCTGTTCAATCAATCTTTATGCTAGATTCTTCTAGTCAAGTGTTATCATTTTTCCATTCATGGGCTCAACAAATCGTAAACTATAGTACAGCTGCAGGTCCATTTGGAGAAGTAGACGGTATGTTACCGTTTGAAATAAACTATAAAGATGAATATGCTTGCACAGTTACTATTAGACATTACTCAGCTAATTACCAAACATCAGGTTCGTTTTATGAAGTTGTATTACATAACGCATTCCCAATTCAAATTGGTGACGTGGATTTAGCATGGGAAAACAATGACCAATATTCAGTATTACCAGTCAGTTTCCAATATGACAGAATTGAATATTCGGGAGAAAAGATAGGATCACCAACCGCACCATTTGGAAGAGGCAACGGCTTACTTGGTTTAATTAATCAGGTTGGAGCCATTGGTCAGTTTATTGGCCAAGACTTAGTTCCTCGTTCAATTACAGATGCAGTTAACAAATATACTCGTGTAACAAATACATGGGATAAAACAATTAATGAACTCCGAAGAGTTTTTTAGATAATGGAGAAATAAATTATGCTGCCTAAGATTGATTTACCACTTTTTGAACTAACCTTACCCTCCACGGGTGAAACTATTAAATACAGACAATATACTGTTAAAGAAGAAAAGATACTATTAGTAGCTCAAGAATCACAAGATCCAAGCCAAGAGATCTTAGCGATGAAACAAGTAACTAATAATTGCATTATGGATAAAGATGTAAATGAACTTCCTATGTTTGATTTAGAATATATTCATCTTGCATTGCGCGGCAAATCAGTAAATAATAGTATTGGTTTCAAGGTTAAAGATCCAGATACTGAAGAAGAAATTGAATTAGAACTTGACTTAGATAAAGTGCAATTAACACGATATGATGATCATAGTAATGAAATTAGAATTAACGACGACTATATTTTATATTTAAAATATCCAAACATTGATACATTTATTAAAATTGTTCAAATGAATCCGACTGATCCTCTTGTAAACTATATGGTTATGACGTCGTGTTTAGATAAAATTGCTTCAGAAGATGAAGTTTATGATTTTAAAAATTATACTGAAAAAG